CAGGTACACATTCAATAACACATGTTGGTGTTAATTGGCCCATTTTACTTGACATTTTAACATCGTGTGTCAAGTCAAACACGTTTTTTTTCGGTTTTGTTAACTCAATAGAGTTAAACAGATTTTTGTTTGCCATTGTTTTTAATAGGTTTTTTTAATTAAAGACGAATTCCACCACGTGATACGTAGTATTTGCGCAATCTTTTACCTTTTGCGCGTTTGGCACGATTTCTGCGACTCATAAGTCGACTTCGTTTTCGGTAAGCCATTTGATTGATTTTTAAGGGTTTATAATTGTATTTAACATAACTATTTTCCTATAATTTATATTAAATTAAGTATCAAGTAAATGTAAAGGTTAATTATATTATAAATCTAATTTTCTTTTCCACATATATGTGAATATCCCCTACCCTATCGGGTAGGGGTTTTGTTTTTAATAAAATTTAATAGGGTTTTTAAACTTAATTTCTCCTTTTTCTCCTTGATACATATTATCAGTAACATTTTTTTTCTTCCATAAACTATTAAGTTCATTTACATAACCAGCTACCTGGCGAAGTATGATATTATCGTTTTTTTGAACTCCGTTTTTGTTTAAATTTATCTCATATTGTTTTATTTGTTGATCTAATTTTTTTATTTCATTATCTGATTTTAGATTAATTATTTGTTGTTCTATTAACCTTTTTTCAGAAGGAATTTTAGCATTATCTAATCTTAATTTTAACACTTCTTCAACTGCCTTTTGAACTGTAGGTTGAAATAATGCCTTCAACTGTTCGTTTTTTGTTAATGTACCGTCTATCATGGCTCTAGTATTAGAATTATTCAGTTTTGCTTGTTCTAATACGTATCCAAATAACTGGTCGCTTTGCTTATATTGTTGGTTTGTTCTAGCGGTGGTTGCTAATATTCCAGCAGCTTTAGCTTGTGTTTCTAATTGTTTATCCTTTAATAATCTTGTATTTTCTGCTAACTGGTCTTTTTGTGCATCTTTCATTTGTAAATCATAGGCAGTATATAATCCTTGTCTTGCTACGCTGCCTAAATCTACTTGGGGTACTTGTGGGTTCCAACTTTTGGCGTCTGTAGATCTAATTGGCTGACTTACTGAATTTGCTCCACCACCATATACTAAATGTGGGTTTAATCCAGCCTCTTTAAGCCTTCGCATTTGAGCGGCAGGGGAGTTGTACTCATTTTGCCTCATCCAGTCTGCAAGAGCGTCCATTCTCTGCTGACCATACATTTTTTCATTCCATGTCTGTGTGGCTTGGTTTATGCTACTAGTTGCGGCATAGTTTATACCTTGTCCTACTAAGTTTGCGGCTCCGGATATTATACCGGCGGTCACTGAAGGGTCTAGTCCCATAATTACTAATTTTATTGTTTAAAATTTGTTTTTAGTCCACCTAAGTGTTTTTTCGCATTGTCGCTTTTCGTTGTCCTCGTACCTCGTTCGCCTCTTTGCTCCTTGCTTTTTGTCACTTTGGTGTCAATAAGCACTAATATATCAAGAGTGTATTAGTGCTTATTGTTTTCTGACGCGCTTCGCTTGTCTTGGTTTTTATTTTAGCGCTAGCGCTAACTAAAATAAAACCCGTTTTTAGTGTTTTAATTGTTTTCATCTTGAGGTTCTTCCTTAATGTCAGTAATTGTACCTCTTTTCTTGGCCTTTTTCTTTTCTACTTCATCTTTTACTCTCTCGTTTATAGCCTTTAATTCTTCTCTTGCTTTTTCGGCTAATTCTTCTCTTTCTGCTAAATCTAATCTTTCTGGATCTACTTCAAATCCTTCTTCTCCATCCCAAATAGGTGTTTTTGCACCTTCTAATGGTAGTCCTTTAGCATATCTAATTAATAGCTCACGTAATGTCATAGACTGGTCCGGAATAGTCATATCAGGCTGTTGATTGATTTGACCTTCATACTTAGCGGCAGTTGTTGCAGGGTGTGTGTAACTCATAAATTAAATTTTTTGACGTTGTTTTGATTTTTTATACATTTTTCGGAATTCGTTAATATGTCTTTCTGAAATAACTTTTTCTTTGTCATCTCCCAACTCTCTTTGAATTTGTTCTTCCAATTGTTCAGCTTTGTATTCCATGTAAACTGATACTCTAAATTTTTCTCCTTCATTATATATTTTATCTTTATAATAACGTGGCATTGATGCTTTTTTTCCATCTTTTAATGGTAAATACATTCTTTCTTCTACATTATTTTTATGCCATTTTATCATCTGTTTAGTTAAATAATTTTTTCCTAATCCTTTAGACATAACAGCAAATTCTTTTGCTCTATCATCACCAATAAACATTGGAATTCGTTTTTCTTTACTTATATATTTTAATGTGTATCCGATGCTGGCATCAACAACATCACCAAAATGAATGTTGCCAATAGGGCTATCATTATCCATCCAGCTACTCTCCACAATATTAGGCTTAGCGTTAAAAAGAATAATATGATAATGGGGACGTTGAGTTTTATCCCCATATTCTCCCACGGCATAATAAGATATTTTCTCATGTGTTTTCTTTCTTAGTCGTTTAAAAAACTTTTGTAAATCACTTTTAACTAATGTCTGTAAACCACTTTTTGTTACTGGTATCTTATGATCATTATAAGTAAGAGTTATAAAGTGAGCAGACTTGCTCTGCTCACTTTGTTTGTTTAGTCTAAAACTCCAACCCGATACTCTTCTTCTCAGGCATGGGGGACACTTTCCACATGGAAATGGAACATAGCCAGTTTGTACTCCTTTGACCACGTCCAATTTTTTGTAAAAAGGTGTGATACATCGTGTACTCATTAGAAATTAGGAGTTCCAAATTTTGGCATAGGTCTTACAGCACGAATTTTATGAAGAATATGACAATATAAATTATCTGTACCTTCTGGACTATCTGTAACTGCAAATATCCTATCTACCTGATCTGGTGTACATTCAATAAATGTCTGATTTAAACTCGGCTCATTAGCAAATATTCTGCCCAAATGCCAATAATCAAGTGTCGTTCTAAAATCGCCAGCAACTCTACTAGGCATATATTTATACTCAGCATAACGTGGCACATAGCCAAATGTATTATTTGCATTAGCTGTATAAGCGTATAACTCATTTTTTGTCACCGGTTGCTCTCCAATATGTGCAAATGAAGGCCAAAAGAAATCAAGCGGGTCATTTTTGAGATATGTTTTTGGAATTCCTTGCTGATAAGCAGTTTTTGGCATAACGGACATAATTCCGATGATGTATCCATGTTCTTCACAAAAATATGTACCATATTTACCAGTTGTAACTGATACACCATGACCTGCCATATTACCTTGAGGTAATTGACCTTCTGTACCGCTTGTATTTAATACTTCTGAAATTACAACAGGTGTTTTAATACCAGTAATATATTCAGGACGTTGCAAACGTTTGTCAGATGAACGAACTCCGAAATGAGCTAAAATATTCTCTATATAACGTGTACCACCACGTGCATTTTTCTCTAACCATTCTTGTAATCTGAAAGCACGACGTAAATCGTTAATTGTTGTAGGCTCTACATCTAAACCATCTAGGTCAGCAAATAAATAATTTGGATCAACTGGACTACTTCCGTTATCTGCAGCGGCAAATACATTTCCCGTTGTAGAACTAATTTGTGAAGCAACAATTTTATTTGAAACTCTAACTGGTGCGTCTCCTTCTAATTGACCAATAGGTATATCTACCGCAGTTCCTTTTTGTGCAAATGGTAATGAAGATGTAAAATAATCATGCTCCCATGCACGGTTACGCATTGTTATAAATTTATCCCAACCACCATATATTGATATATCTCCATCTTTTAATTTGTAATCTATATCATTAATTAAATTTTCATCTCTATAATATTCATTATATATTGCTTGATATGCAGCAAATGGTAATGCGTTAATGTTTTGTATATGTGCACCGTTTGAATTATTTGGTGGAACACCCATATAATCTAAAAATTTTTTATATGGATTCCATCCAGAATCACCACTGTATGGGAAATATGGTAAAACATTAGGTGAATTTGCATCTACAATAAATTTTTCCCAATTTTCCCAAACTATACGATTAGGTACAAAGAAATAATGCATTGTAACATCCATTCTGTGCATAACTGGAGCTTGTAATGGTGCAAATCTTATCAAAGAATCACATCCAATATTAAACATGTCACCAGGTACACATTCAATAACACATGTTGGTGTTAATTGGCCCATTTTACTTGACATTTTAACATCGTGTGTCAAGTCAAACACGTTTTTTTTCGGTTTTGTTAACTCAATAGAGTTAAACAGATTTTT